ATTACTAGAAAATGTATTATCGGGTTTGGTCGGTTATTTTCTAACATCTTTATTGATCGTAGAATTAACGATCCAGTAAACGGAGAACATGCTCAACGTATCCATGTTCCACTGTCTTATGCCCCAAAAGAAAAATGGTTAGTTCGTTTGGATGAAGATCCAACGTTAGAGAATCATACCTTAACTTCTCTACCACGTATGTCATTTGAAATTATTGCATATACGTATGACTCTTTACGTAAAGTAAACCGCATGCAATATATGAAGAACGATGCTTCTTCAACTAATGAAACAACCACAGCAGTTGTTAGAACCCCAGTACCATACAATATTGATATGTCTTTGTATATTGTTACTAAGACTCAAGAAGACGCTCTACAAATTATTGAACAAATCCTTCCATGGTTTACACCAGAATATTCTATGTCTATTAATGCCGTAGATGATATGGGTATTAAGCTAGACGTTCCTGTTGTTCTAAACTCAGTTATTGTATCAGATGAATTTGAAGGCACGTTCCAACAACGTCGTTTTGTTATTCATACAATTAACTTTCAAATGAAGGTATCTTTATTTGGTCCAGTTTCTCAACAAGGTGTTATTTTACAAAGCGATGCAAATCTATCTATTGGTGAAAACGGGTTCTCTAAATACAGAGCAACAGGTGAATTTGGACCAGATGGCGAGCAAACTATAACAACTGACGGCTGGATAAACGAATTATAAAATAAATTATGGCTGAAGTATATAATAGTAATGCGAATTTAAAAGCTGCTGGTATTAGTTTTCAATTTACTCCTGATCAAGTTCAGGAGTATATCAAGTGCGCTCAAGACCCGATCTACTTTATCGAGAACTACTGTTACATTGTTACACTTGACTATGGTTTAAAACTTTTCAAGCTGTATGATTGTCAGAAGAACAAGATTAACATCATTCATAATAACCGTCGTGTTATTCTTATGGAAGGTCGTCAGCAAGGTAAGACGACTTCTTCTGCAGCGTACATTCTCTGGTATACATTATTTCACGATAACAAAACAGTTGCTATCTTAGCTAACAAAGCTGCCGCTGCCCGTGAAGTTTTAGATCGTTACCAAACAATGTATGAGCACTTACCTAAGTGGATGCAGCAAGGTGTTACTGGTTGGAACAAAGGTGATATCGAACTAGAAAACGGTTCTAAGGTATTCACGGCTGCTACTGGCAAGTCTGGTATTCGTGGTAAGTCTGTTAACATGTTGTATGTTGACGAAGCTGCGATTATTCCAAACAACGTTGCTGAAGAATTCTTTACTGCGGTTTACCCAACTATTTCTGCGGGTCAAACAACTAAGATTCTACTGTCTTCAACTCCACTAGGTTATAACCACTTTTGGCGTTTCTGGAATGATGCCGAGAATGACCGCAATGGTTTCGTTCCGCTGTTTATTCCATATTGGGAAATTCCAGGTCGTGATGCAGCTTGGGCTGAAGAACAACGCAGGATGTTGGGTGAACTTAAATTCAACCAAGAGGTTCTATGTAACTTCTTAGGTTCTAGCTTAACGCTAATCCGTTCTGACGTTATTGCTAAGATGACGGTTGATAAACCTATCATAAGCAAAGATGGTTTAGACATATTCGAGAAGCCTCAAAAGAATCATACTTATTGTGGTATCGTTGATATTGCTGCTGGTGTTGAAGGTGACTTTTCAACTATCCAGATGATTGATATTACGGAAACACCATATCGCATCGTTGCTAAGTATAAGAGGAACGATATTACACCACTGTTATTCCCAACTATAATTTTTAAGGTTGGCACGGAATATAACAATGCGTTTATTCTAATCGAAACAAACGTATCTGATCAGGTCGCTCAGATTATGCATCAAGAACTAGAGTATGAGAATATTCTTATGGTTTCTCGGGCTAATGGAGTACAAGCTATCGGTGGAGGTTTCGGTGGTGCAAAATCACAATTAGGTGTCAACACTGATAAGCGTGTTAAGCGTATCGGATGTCATAACTTTAAAGCTATGGTTGAAGAAGACAAACTTCTAATCACAGACCCTGACACAATTTCTGAAATATCTACATTTATTGAAAAACGTGGATCTTATGAAGCTGATGAAGGTTATCACGACGACTTGGTTATGCCGTTGGTTCTATTTGGATGGCTCACAACTCAGAGTTATTTTAAAGAACTAAATAACATTAATATGCGCAAGATTATGTATGAGAAGCAAATTAAAGCGATTGAAGAAGATTTAACCCCGTTTGGGTATTTTGACGACGGTAAACCTGAAGCTGATCCGCTAAACTTTTGAGTGAAAACCTGTAAAAACTAAATAAATTCGTAGACATTTTTGTCTAGGCAATCATTATAAACAAGGAGAACAACAATGCCGTTTCAATTATCTCCAGGCGTTGCAGTCGTAGAAAAAGACTTTACTTCTATCGTTCCTGCCGTAGCAACCTCCATCGGTGCGTTTGCTGGTCAGTTCGATTGGGGTCCTGTTTTGGAACCAATTACAATTACCTCAGAAGATGAGTTAGTTCGTCGTTTCGGTACTCCAAACAACAATAACTTCCCGTCTTTCTTCACTGCTGCTAACTTCCTATCTTACTCTAATAACCTACTATTAGTCCGTCAACAAACCACTAACATGAAGAACGCTGTTGTTACTCCAACAGGCGCAGTTACTTCGGTTAATATCGTTGAAGCTGGTTTTGGTTATGATTCTCTGGGTCTACCACCTGCAGTTACTATTTCAACTGAAGGACTGATCAATACTGTAACTGTCACGAACCAAGGTTCTGGATATGTTTCTAACTTAAACAGTAGCCCTGTGGTTGATGTTAATGATCCAACAGGTCAGGGTGCAAAACTATCTGCAAATATTTCTGGCGGTCGTATTGTATCTATTGATATTCTCACACCAGGTGCAGGATACACTAATCCAACTATCGTTATCAATGGTGGTAATGGCACTGGTGCAGCTGCTACTGCTACTGTTAAAAGTGTACAAGAAGACGGTGGTGTCGCTCCCGCAGCAGTTGCGGTTCTTTCTGGCGGTGCTATTACAGGTGTTAACCTTTCTTCTGGTGGTACTGGTTATACAACTGTGCCAACAGTGGCTGTTGTTACAGCTAACGGTGACTCTGGTGCTGGTGCAACTGCTACTGCAGTTCTGTCAGGTTCAGGCTTAACAGGTATTACTTTATCTTCTGGTGGTTCTAATTATAGTTCCCCGACTATTAGTTTTTCTGGTGGTAATGGCTCTGGCGCTCAAGGTGATGCAGTTTTATCTGGTGCTGTAAGTTCTATCACTTTAGTAAATGCAGGATCGGGATATACTTCTGAACCAACAGTAACTATTACTGGTGGTGGTGGTTCTGCTGCAACAGCAGTTGCCACAACCAATGGTAATATTATTACATCTATTACTATTATTTCTGGTGGTGCAGGGTATACTTCTGAACCAACAGTAACTATTACTGGTGGCGGTGGTACTGGTGCAGTAGCAGATTCTGTAGTAGATTACTCTGTAATTTCTTCTATCACTGTAACACAAGCTGGTACGGGCTATACTACTGCTCCAACTGTTACCATTACAGACTCTACTGGTGCTGGCGCTGCGGCAACTACTACTATTGGAACTAGCACTATCTCTGCTATCAACATTACTAATGGTGGTGCTGGTTACAAGAGAAACCCAACAGTAACTATTACTGGTGGCGGTGGGAATGGCGCAACTGTCGGTTCTGTTACTGTTGGTGGTTCAAGAGTTACAGGCATCACAATCACTGAGGGTGGTACTGGTCTTTCTGACGCCCCATCTATCTTGATTGAAGATGCCACATCAGAAAACGGTTTAACTGCTCTTGCCACTACTAACATCACTACTGCTGGTGTTGCGATCCTTAATGGACAATTCTACTCTGCTAACTTTATCAATGGTGGCGGTGTAACTGGTGAATGGGCTGCGAAGTATCCAGGAAAACTAGGTAACTCTCTAAAAGTGTCTATGGCTGACCGTGACACTTACGCTACTTGGGCATACAAAGAAGAATTTGATTCTGCACCAGGTACTTCTGAAGGCGCTGCAGTTATCGGTGGTTCTAATGACGAACTACATATTATTGTTATCGACGAAAAGGGTTATATCTCTGGCGTTGAAAATGCGGTTCTAGAAAAGTATGCATACGTATCTAAGGCTTCTGATAACAAGAAACCAGACGGTTCTAACAACTATTACAAAGATGTGATCAATGGTCGCTCTGAGTGGTTGTGGTGGACTGATCACACTGACGTAGTATCTGGCGGTTACGATACTACTAACTGGGGTAATACAATGGCTGGAACTGCGTTCAAGTCAATGACTGTTCCTCTAACTCAGTCACTATCTGGCGGTATTGATGACAACTCATCAACTGATGGTCAGAAGATGGCAGCATACGACTTGTTTGCTAATGCCACATTATATGACATCAACTTGATCATGATGGGTAAGGCTAATTCTACTGTTACTAACTTTGTTATTGATAACGTTGCCTTATCTCGTCTAGACGCTGTTGTGTTTATCTCTCCAGAAGACGCTGACTCTGGTCAACCAATTATCGGCGACAGCTCTACTGCGGTTAACAAAATTATTGCGTACCGTGATGAACTAGGTTCTAACTCTTATTCAGTTATGGACTCTGGTTATAAGTACCAATATGACCGCTATAATGACGTGTATCGTTGGGTTCCATTGAACGGTGACATCGCTGGTCTATGCGCTCGTACTGACTACACTAACGACCCATGGTGGTCTCCAGGTGGTCTAAACCGTGGTCAGATCAAGAACGTTGTTCGTTTGGCATGTAACCCTAACCAAACTAACCGTGATACTCTGTATCGTAACTCTATTAACCCAGTTGTTACTTTCCCAGGTCAAGGTACTGTTCTATTCGGCGATAAGACATTGTTGGCTAAACCATCTGCGTTTGACCGTATTAACGTTCGTCGTTTGTTTATCGTTCTTGAGAAATCTATCGCTACTGCTGCGAAGTATCAGTTGTTTGAATTCAATGATGCGTTCACTCGTGGCCAGTTCAAGAACTTGATCGAACCGTTCTTACGTGACGTACAAGGTCGTCGTGGTATTACTGACTTCCTAGTTAAGTGCGATGAGTCTAACAACAGTGGTGAAGTTATTGATCGTAACGAATTCGTTGCCGATATCTTCGTTAAGCCTACTCGTTCTATCAACTTTATTACACTTAACTTCGTTGCTGCTCGTTCCGCTATCGCGTTTAGTGAAATTGGTGGCTAATATAGGTGAGGGGAAGAAATTCCCCTCATTTAAAACGAATAAATAAAAGTAATAACAAGGAGATTTTAAATGGCAAATATTGCTGACTTTAAAGCACAGATGATTGGTGGCGGCGCACGCCCTAACCAATTCCGTGTTGAGTTGACATTCCCGTCATTCGTTACACTTGGCGTTATCGCTGGTCAGCGTGCACAGTTCCTATGCCGTGCTGCTTCTTTACCAGCTTCCACGATTGAAACTATTTCAATCCCATATCGTGGTCGCCCTGTGAACTTTGCTGGTGAACGTTCATTCCAACCATGGACAGTATCAATCTATAATGATACAACTTTCAACATCCGTAATGCCTTAGAGCAATGGCAGTCTGGTATTCAACAATACAATACAACTAACGGTCGTACTAACCCTACTGACTATCAAGTTGACTTGTCTGTTCACCAGCTTGACCGTAACGGTGCAACTATCAAATCGTACAAGTTTACTGATGCGTTCCCAACTAACATTGGCGCTATCACTCTTGACTACGAACAACAAAACGCAATCGAACAATTCGACGTTGAATTCGTTTACAACTTCTTCACTTCTAACGAAGGTGCTGGTGCTAACTTCGGTATTAACGTTGGTATTAACACACCAGTTGGTACTTTCCCAGTCTAATCTGAAAAAGAAGGAACTTTATAATGCAGCTGTTTGGCTTTGAAATCAAACGTTCGAAAGATGAGCAGGTTCTACCGATTCCTTCGGTAGTTCCTCCATCGAATCAAGATGGCTCTACTGTAGTAAACACTGGTGTAAATGCTGGTGGTTACTATGGTATGGTTGTCGATTTAGACGCATCCCTTAAAAACGAAAACGACCTTATTCGTCGTTATCGTGAAATCGCACAGTACGTTGACTGTGATGCCGCCATTGAAGATATTATCAATGAGGCACTTATCTCCGATGAAACTAAACGTCCAATTGAAATTATCCTCGATGACTTAAAAGTTTCAGAAGGTATTAAAAATAAAATCTCTGATGAGTTTGGTGAAGTCCTTAGACTGTTAAGATTTAGCGATCGCGGTCATGAGATTTTCCGTCAGTGGTATATTGACGGTCGTTTATATTACCAAGTCCTGTTAGACGAATCTAACGTCAAAGCTGGCATCCAAGAATTAAGATATATTGATCCACGTAAGATTCGCAAGATCAAGAATATCAAAAAAGAAAAGACACCACAAGGTGTTGAGATTGTTAAAACAATCGACGAGTTCTACCTTTACAATGATAAAGGTATGAGTGAACAATCTACACAAGGTGTAAAACTTCCTCTAGATTCTGTGGTTCACTGTAGTTCAGGTGCCATGGATATGAACTCTGGTATGACGCTTTCTTACTTACACAAAGCGATCAAACCAACTAACCAACTAAAGATGATTGAAGACTCTTTAGTCATCTATCGTATTTCCCGTGCACCTGAACGCCGTATTTTCTACGTTGACGTTGGTAACTTACCAAAGCTAAAAGCTGAACAGTATGTTAACGACATCATGAACAAGTTCCGTAACAAGATTGTTTATGATGCAACTACTGGTGAAACACGCGACGATCGCCGTCATTTATCCATGATGGAAGACTTCTGGATGCCTCGCCGTGAAGGTGGTAAGGGTACAGAAATCACTACTCTACCAGGCGGTCAAAACCTTGGCGCGATTGAAGATATCGAATACTTCCAGAACAAACTATACCATTCTCTGAACGTTCCTGTTAGCCGTATGCAACAGTCTGAAGGCTTCAGTATTGGACGTTCAAACGAAATTACTCGCGACGAAGTTAAGTTTAACAAGTTCATTGTTAGACTTCGTAAGAAGTTTGCTGTATTGTTCTTGGAATCTTTAAAGGTTCAATTAGTAGCAAAGAACATTATCAATATCAAAGATTGGGAAGATCTACGTCAAGGTATTCGCTTTGACTTCTTAGAAGATAACCACTACGCTGAATTGAAAGATGCTGAGTTGTTAACTCAACGTGTTACTTTGCTACAACAGATGGAACCATTTATTGGTCGTTTCTATTCTGATGAATGGATTAAGCGTAACCTATTACGTCTGACTGATGATCAAATCGAATTGATGGATAAACAGATTAAGGCTAGTTTAGAGAATAATGTTGCCTTTGCCCAGAATAAGGGTGAACAACAATTAGCTCAACAACAACCTACAATGGAATTCCAACAACAGCAACAAATGGCTATGCAACAACAGCAGCCTGTACAAAATCCACAGGCTCAACAACAGCAAGCAGTAGCCCAAGAAGCTGATACTGAAACTACAAACGACCAAGCAGAAAAGACAGCTGTTAAAAAACCAGCTGGTAAAAAGACTGCTACGGGTGAACAAAAGAGTGGCAGCTGGCCACAGTAACTAGAGGATATTATGACTACAACATTAGAACTTATTAACGCTATTTCAAACGGTAATGCAGTTGAGATTGAAGATGCTTTTAACTCTGCAATGGCAGAAAAGGTTGCTTCTAAGTTAGACGACTTGCGTGTTCAAATTGCACAAAATATGTTTAACGCTCAAGCCCCTGAAGAAGTAACTGTTGATTCCGCAGAACACCAAACAGAAGAATAATTAAATGTATTTTAAGCAATTCATTTCTACAATGAGACAAAGACAACAAGAGCAGCAAACAGCTTCTCTTGTAGAGGAAGTCACAAAAGAAATATACGAAGAAATACCAAACAATAAAATTGTACAAATTATTAAAGAACATCACAACGTTAAAGTTACTGATACTCTAATAGAAACATATATTGAATTGGCTTCCTCTAATATTTTTTCAGTAGATCCAGTTATCTGTGAATTGCGCAAAATTAACAAACTTGATACTTTGGTTGAAGGTAAGTTGAATTACACGTTAAATGATGGTAACGTTATTGCGATAAATGAGTCAACGCAAGATTACCTAAATAACTTATTATGTAATCAAACAGAGATTATTGAGTACATGAGAGAGTCAAAAGAGAACTTTCTTTTTGTTCTTAGTAAATTAGAGGGATAATATATGGCAATGACATTTACCACTGTTAAAAATACAAACCAAGAAACTGTGGTTCATTTCACATCTTCTGCAGCTGAGTCTGGCACTATTACTATTGCTGATCTGACTGCTAGTTCTCAAGTTAGAAACAGTGCAGCTCCAGTTGTTAATATTGTTAAGTTTAGCGTTATGGGTGAACTTGGTTCTAAGCTAACCATCAACCGTAACAGCAAAATCGTAGTTGCATGCGCTCCAGAAAACGCTCCATATATGGAAGCCAACTCTTGGGGTATTCCAATCACTAATGATAATACTTTCGACATCGTTTTGACTAATGGTGTTGCTAAAGACGTTTCAGGTTTCCTAGTTCTACGCAAAACTGCTGGATGGGATACTAAAGTTGAAACTGCCACTTATGGCGCATATGATGACGTTACACGTGTTGGTGCTAGCACTACACTAAACGGTTCACCAGATAAGGCATAAAATGAAACTAATTAAAGAAGTTTTCGACACAACTAATCTTATCGTTGAAGATAAGAAAGGTAAGAAAGAATATTTCATTGAAGGTATCTTCCTTCAATCAGCTCTTCAAAACCGCAACAAGCGTATGTATCCAGAACACGTTATGGATGCTGAAGTTGCTCGTTACATGAAAGAATGCGTGAAGATGAATCGCGCATATGGTGAATTGGGACACCCAGATTCGCCATCAATTAATCTAGATCGCGTATCGCATATGATTGTTGACCTTCGTAAAGAAGGTACTAATTATATCGGTCGTGCTAAGATCATGGAAACACCAATGGGTAATATTGCTCGCGGTCTATTAGACGGCGGCGCAAACCTTGGAGTTTCATCCAGAGCACTAGGTTCACTAAAAATGAACAATGAAGGTGTTAACGTTGTTCAGGACGATTTTATGCTGTCTACCGCAGCTGACATCGTTGCTGACCCATCCGCTCCTGACGCTTATGTCCGTGGTATCATGGAAAGCAAAGAGTGGACATTCGTGGATGGAAAATTTGTGGAAAAAGATATTGAGGAAACACAAAAGTTTATTAGAAAAGCATCTAGCAAGCAATTGCAAGAAGCTAAGGTTTTAGCTTTTCAAAGTTTCCTGAGTAAGATTAAATAAATTATAAATAACTTAATAGAACTATCCAAGTTAGGAGAAAACGATGTCTATCGAACAAAAAATCGCTGAACTTCTTGCTGAGTCACGTAAGGCTCAGGAACTTCAAGAAGAAAAAGTAAAACCAGATGGCGCACAAGGTGGTAGCAACACTACTACTCAAAACGCTCAAGCTGGTGACAAATCTGGCAACCCGTCTAAGGGTGATGCCGTTAAACCTGCACACTCTGGTGAAAACCCAGACGTAGCACGTAACAACGTGACTGACGAAAAGCAAGCTGAACAAGTTGCTGGTGTTGGTACTCAGAACCCAAAGAATGGTGACCAAACTTCTATCCGTAAGGGTGACGCAGTTAAGGCTGGCGTTAAAGAAGATATGGACGCACTATTTACTGGTGAAGAGTTAACAGAAGAATTCAAAGAAAAAGCAACTACTATTTTCGAAGCAGCCGTAATGGTTCGCGTTAACGAAGCAGTTGCCCATCTTGAAGAAGAATTTGCAGCACAGCTACAAGAAGCTACTGCACAACAAATTGAGGGTCTTGTTGAACAAGTTGATGGATACCTTGGCTATATCGCCGAGCAGTGGATTGCTAATAATGAATTAGCCCTTGAAAATGGCATTAAGTCTGAAATCGTAGAGAGCTTCATCAATGGTATGAAGGGTCTTTTCGTAGAGCACTATGTTGATGTTCCAGCAGAAAAGTACGATGTACTTGGTGAGATGGAGCAAACAATTGGTACTCTAGAATCTAAACTAGACGAACAACTAGCAGCTAACGTTGCTTTGACTAAGCAAATTGCTGAGTCTACTCGTTCTCAAATCGTTGCCGAAGCAGCTGAAGGTTTATCTGATGTTGAAACAGAAAAGTTCGAAGCATTAGCTGAAGAACTAACTTTTGAAAACGCAGGTTCTTTCTCTACTAAAGTAAAGACTATCCGCGAAAGCTATTTCACTAAACAAGCTACTGAAGTACAGTCAGTCGTAACTGACACTCCAGTCGAAACTCTAACTGAAGAAAAGAAAGTCGATCCACAAATGGCTCGTTACCTTTCTGCTCTGACTAAATAATCTTTTTATCTAAAGGAAAATAGAAATGACAACTCGTCAACAACTAATGGAAAAATGGGCACCAGTCCTTAATCACGAAGGTGCACCAAAGATCACTGATAACTACCGTAAGGAAGTTACTGCTGTTCTTTTAGAAAACCAAGAGCGCGAAATGCGCAAGCAATCAGAAGCTCTATTCGAAACTGCTCCAACTAACTCTACTGGTGGCCAAATCGGCGTAGTAGGTTCTGGTTCTGGTATCGGTGGCGTTGCTGGTTTCGACCCAGTGTTGATCAGCTTGGTTCGCCGTTCTATGCCTCAATTGATCGCATATGACATCGCTGGTGTTCAACCAATGACTCAACCTACTGGCTTGATCTTCGCAATGAAGTCTCGCTACGGTTCTCCAAGCGGTACTGAAGCATTGTTCAACGAAGCTGATTCTGACTTCTCTGGTACTGGTACTCACTCTTCTACTCTAGACGGTGACACTCTAACATCTCAAACTAACGGTACTGGTCTAGCGACTACTGCTGCTGAGCGTTTGGGTCAAGGTGGTTCTGGTGACGGTACTTTCGGTCAAATGGCATTCTCTATCGAGAAGACTTCTGTAACTGCAAAGACTCGTGCTTTGAAGGCAGAATACTCAATCGAACTAGCACAAGACATGAAGTCTGTGCATGGTCTTGATGCTGAAGGCGAATTGAGCAACATCTTGTCTGCTGAAATTCTAACTGAAATCAACCGTGAAGTTGTGCGTACTGTGTACCGTACTGCTAAGGTTGGTGCTCAAGTTGGTACTGCTACTGCTGGTGTTTTTGACTTGGACGTTGACTCTAACGGTCGTTGGTCTGTTGAAAAGTTCAAGGGTCTATTGTTCCAAAT